TTAAGATACCTGTTCGTGATACCGAAGTGGCCGTATCCGATTATGATAAGGCAAACGGTATCCAGGGAACAGTTGGCAGCACTGCCTATGAAACAATGATTATTGACAAGGACAAGGCTTTAAATGAAATCATTGATGGTTTTGATGCTAAAGCTGTTCCGGACAATCTTATTGCAGACAGACTTGACAGTGCTGGTTATGCTTTAGCTGCCCAGCTTGACAATGATGGTGCAACCGTGCTTATTGCAGGTGCAACCGTTGTTGGTGAATCCTTGCTTGATAAGACAAATATCTATGACAAGATTGTAGATATCAGGACGGCCATGAGTAAGGCTAATATCCCGGATGATGGTAAGAGATATCTGCTTGTAGTTCCTGATACAATGGCTCTTATACTTAAGTGCCAGGAATTTATTAAGGCATCAGATCTCGGTGATGCAGTTGTTCAGAGTGGTATTGTTGGTAGAATAGCCGGTTTCAATGTCATTGAGTGGAACGATACAACCGCTAACCTTGCTATGATTGCAGGACACCCTAGATTTGCAACCAGAGCAGAGGAATTCGCTGTTCCTATCCATATTCAGGATTTATCCGGTTCTGGTTCATATATCGGAGCATCCGCAGTACAGGGACGTTCCGTATATGGTCATAAGGTGCTTAGAAGCACGGCTATCAGAGCGATTTATACACCTGGTACTTTGACTGTAACCGCTGGACCTACTGAAGGTACTTCCACCAATGCCGGTAAGTATAAGTTTACATTAGCTGGTGGCGAGGCTTCTGGAACTACTTTTGTGACCAGGGTTAATCCTTCTGCCAGGGTTAAGCTTGGAGAAGTTTGCGGCACTGGATGGACAGCATTTACTTCCAACAGCACCTACGTTGCAGCCGAAGCAGGTGACATCATTGAGGTCGCTGAAATCGACGGCGATACTAAGTGCTTAAAGGTAGTTTACGTTCAGATCGGATAAGACAGGAGGGCGGTGTCAATGACAAATTACGCTGATTATGAGTACTATACTGGTACATATAAAGGGGCAGTTATTGACGCTGCCTCTTTTGATATGTACGCACTCAAGGCCACGCAGATTGTTAAGCAATTTACTTTTAACCGGATAGATATAAATAATATCCTGGAGGAGGTAAAGATGTGTTGCTGTGAGCTTGCTGAATACCTGTATCGGAAAGAAAATGCAGATAATGACACAGAGGCAACCATAAAAGGGCTAACCTCTGAGACTACAGGTAGCCACTCTGTCAGCTATGAAACAACCGAAGCAAGAGAACAAGCTCATAATAATATTATCAAAGTTATTATTTACAACTGGCTTGCAATGACAGGCCTCCTGTATCGGGGGTGCTGATATGTATACCAATGCGGACATTACTATTTATAAAAAGGCTGCTATCGGTTATGATCGGTATCCTGTCACAGGTAAAAATAATAAAAAAGGTGCTTTTTGGGATGAGTCGGCTCAATCCAATATAATCAAAAGCGGTTTATCAACAATTGGCACAGTCAATATCATGATACCACTATCTCATTTGCCGGACATTGTTATCAAAACCGGTAATGATATTGTGGTTAAAGGCAATATAGATTTTGAATTTGATAATACATCACAACAGACGGTTGCCTCCTCTATGACACAGTTAAAACAGATTACCACAGTTTATACGATAGTAACCGCTGATAAAAAGGACTTTGGAAGTTCTGGTATGCAGCATTATCAATTATCATGTAAGTAGGTGATGGGATGCGGTTAGTTAGTTTTGATATTAAAGATAATCAAGAGCTTATAAAAGACAGAGGCCTTCAACCATATGGCAGGGTACAGAAATTTATCGATCAGGAAGTAATCAGGTTGATGGATCCATACACTCCAATGCTAACCGGGGTGCTTGAAAAGTCAGCTACACTGGGAACCAGAATTGGATCTGGCGAGATACACCAAAATGTTCCTTATGCTAGGTACCAGTACTACGGTAAGCTGATGGTATCTTCTATCACAGGTAGCGCATGGGCTAGTCGCGGAGAAAGTAAAATTCTTACCGATAAGGACCTGGCACATAATAAAAGTCAGCATCCTCAAGCGGGTCCATTTTGGTTTGAGCGTATGAAGACTGACCGAAAAGAGCAGATACTCCGCGAAGCTCAGAGATTGGCAGGTGCAAGATGAACATTATTGAATTAGTGAAACAGACATTGACTAATTGTCCGTTAATCTCGGGTCTCACCGGAGAGATAAATATCGATTACACGGAAAATGCTCCGGTTAGCATCGGAATATATCCGACTGGTGATCAGCTGCTAAGAGAGGACATTCAGGGAAACCAGGACAGACGTCATAATTTTGTGCTATATGCAGTTTTTGAGAGTTTTAACGACTATCAGAGAGTGGCTAATAGCACTTTTTTATTGGATCTGGCTTATTGGCTTGAACATGCGGCTACAGGTCAGGACATTGAAGTAACTATAAACGAGCGAACTGTAACCGGTAAACTGAAAAAGCTTAGTAGCGCTAATGGTATGCTTTATGGCTATCAGGAAGGCACTCTGACCGGTCCAGTAACATATCAGTTGCAGGTATATGCTCAATATCATTTAGAAAGTGAGGTATTGCTATAATGGCAGACGAAATCACAGGAAAAATCAAACGTAAATATATGGCTCATTACATTGATGCTTCCGCAGCATCTGCTCCGTCATATGTGCGTTTAGGTGCTGATCTGGAAGAGTATACAGTCGAAATGAATGCCAATGTGGAAACCAAGCAGAACATCCTTGGTGAAAACAGCACGATTATCGACGGTTATGAGCCGCAAGCATCTGTTGAACCGTATTATGCAACAATTGGAGATGCACTGTATACAAGGCTGCAGACCATTGTTGACGATCGTCAGACATTGGATGATCTTAAGACATCAGTAGTTGAGGTACACCTTTGGGAACCGGGAACAACAACCGGAACCTTCGTGGCTTACAAAGAGGATGCGATTATTGAGGTTGTATCCTATGGTGGAGACACAACCGGTTATCAGATTCCTTTCAATCTGCATCACATCGGGAACAGGGTAAAGGGTACATTTGCAGTCGCAACAAATACCTTTGCTGCTGATGCAGCGGAATAAGCCAATAAGTATTTATTAGGTGGGCGGCGGTTACCTCCTTCCGCTGCCCATATGTAAGGAGGTATAGGAGATGGGTAATATTCAGAATTTGAATTTTGATGATGGGTTAAGACGGTTTAAGCTTAATGGGGATGAAAACAAGGTGATCGTATTTAGCCCAGCTGATTTTGGAATTATCGAGCGCATCAATGATGCTTATCATATGATCGATGAGGTATCGAAGCTGAATGAAGATATCGAGCTTAAAGCAGACGGAAGCCCGGTGGACGAGCTCGGGAAGGCTGCTGAAGTCGTTAAGAACTTCCGCGAGACTATTAATAAAGCTATCAATCACATCTTTGGAAGTGATGTTGCAAGCGTAGCATTCGGGAATCAGAGCCCTCTTAGTTTGGTTGGTGGTGTTCCACTATATCAACGCTTCATGGAAGTCGTGATCCCGGTCATTAAGAAAGAGATTGAAACCGAGATGAAAGCAAGTCAGAAGCGTGTAAGTAAGTATACATCGCAGGTGAAGTAATATGATTGGTTGTCTGCCTAAGAAACTGAATATTAATGGAACTGATAGAGCTATTCGGAGCGATTTTCGAGTGGCTCTTTTAATTTTTCAGGCTTACAACGATCACGAGCTATCTGATCAGGAAAAGGTACAGGCATTGCTCGAGTGCTTATATGAGGACATTGATAATATTCCCACGGAAGATCTGCAATCAGCTGCCGAACAGGCAGTATGGTTCCTGGATGGTGGAAGTGTTATAGATGAGAACTCAAACCATCAGCAGGCAAAGAAGGTAATGGATTGGGAACAGGATGAACAGCTGATCTTTTCAGCCGTGAACAAAGTAGCCGGATATGAAACCAGAGCGGTCGATTATCTTCATTGGTGGAGTTTCTTAGGGTTCTTCAATGAGATAGGTGAAGGCTTATTTTCTACGGTTATTAACATACGGCAGAAAAAGAACAAGGGCAAGAAGCTCGAGAAATACGAACAGGATTTTTATAGAGAAAATAAGTCCTTAATCGACATCAAGGTCAAGCTTACTCCTGAGGAACAGGCTGAGATTGATTATTGGAATAAACTCCTCAGTGGAAAGGGGTGATACATACGGCATCGTATGACGGCAGTTTGAATTTTGATACCAAGATAGATACTCAGGGATTCGCCAAAGGGGCTAATACCATCAAGAGCCAGGCAAACGGACTAAAAAGCACACTTGCTGGTCTCGGTAAGATGATGATTGCTGCCTTTTCTGTGACGGCTCTTGTGGCCTTTGGGAAACAAGCAATTAGTACCGCATCTGATCTACAGGAAGTCCAGAATGTTGTTGATACTGCATTCGGCGACATGTCCTATAAGATGGAGGAGTTCGCCGAGAAATCAATAGAAAGCTTTGGTATATCGAAACTCGCAGCAAAACAAACCGGGTCCACCTTTATGGCTATGGCCAGAGGTATGGGAATTGCCATGGATGGAGCGTCGGACATGGCTATATCTTTGACTGGTTTATCAGCTGATATGGCCAGCTTTTATAATGTATCCCAGGATGTTGCAAGCACAGCCCTGAAATCAATCTTTACAGGCGAGACAGAGACCCTTAAACAGTTCGGTGTCGTCATGACCGAAGCTAATCTACAGGCTTATGCCATGTCGCAAGGCATCAAGAAAAACGTAAGCGATATGACACAAGCCGAGAAAGTGCAGCTCCGGTATGCATTCGTAATGCAGCAGACTGCGCTTGCTCAGGGGGATTTTGCAAGGACTTCCGGATCATGGGCTAACCAGACGAGGGTATTGTCCGAGAAGTGGAAAGAGTTTCTCGGAATACTTGGCACGGGATTAATCCAAGTACTTACTCCGGTTGTTAAGTTCCTCAACATGGCCCTCTCTTATCTGATCACTTTTGCAAATACAGTCGGCAAGGTGTTATCATCCGTATTCAACTTGGGTGGTGCAACCAAATCCACAGCAAAGAATACGGCTGCCATCGGTACAGTCGCAGAAGATGCCAGTGCCGGACTGGACGATATGGGAAAGTCAGCTAAGAAGGCATCCAAAGCCGCAGGCAATACAGCCGGCTTTGATAAGCTCAATAATCAGGTAGAGAATATTGCTGATAAATCTTCAGGGGCCGCAGATGCAATTTCTGGGATAGGTTCTGTTGGAGGTGGCACTTATGGTGCTACGGTAAAGGTTGATTCCGATACATCGCCTCTTGAAACCGGTTTAACAGCTGCAATGGAGAATGCAAAGATCTTGCTATCAGGTTTTAATACATGGATCACGACAAACTTTGTTCCGATCTTTGCTGGTATTTGGACTAACCTTCAGGGGCCTATCGCAGACTTCAAAGGTATTCTCTCGGGGATGTTCTCAGACATTCAGACTCTTGGACAACCTCTGCTCGACTACTTTAATGGCCCATACACGGAATATCTCCGACAGGCATTTACAACCATAGGCAATATAGCGGTTGGACTATTTGATACGTTCAATATGGTATTTTCAGATATTTGGAATATTGCAGTATTTCCGGTAGCTCAGAAGTTTATTACAGATATTCTTCCGATGCTCACCGAGTTTGGTACGCAGGCATGGAGCTTGCTTGAAGTGGTATTCACCGAAGTTAAAAAGATATTCGATATGATCTGGAAGGATGCAATTGCTCCAGCTCTTAAATTGGCCGCAAAGGTATGGACAGATTTTGTTGACATTCTGGTTGATTTCTGGAATAAGTGGGGAAAGCCTATATTTGATAATCTTAAACTGGCTTGGCAGACTACCTCAGACCTGTTTCAGACGCT